ATGGGTCTATTCGGGGATCCTCGCGGCTCTGCCCTCGGCGGCGGCGCTCGTGGACGGCCTCATGACCATGGCTGCGCGCGCACGGGATGCCGGGATGCGTGCCGTAGCGGCGGACGCTGGACTCGCGGCAGTGGCGCGCGATGCCGCGATGGGAGCGAGGTAAACATGCCCATATCGCTCAAGGCCGGGATCGACCAGAACACGCGCGTTGTGACGGTGTCGTTCTACGACATAGCGGGGGATTCCGTTGTCCCGACATCAATTGTCTGGACGATGACCAACGGCGCCGGGACCGTGGTCAACTCTCGTTCCGCTGTCGTTGTGGCAACGCCGGCCACGAGCGTCGATTTGCTTCTCGGCGAAGACGACATGGCCTACAGCGACGGGCCGGTTCGCAGGATTCTCGTGGAGGCCGTGTACGACTCGACTGAGGGCACGGATCTCCCGCTTCGGGACGTGCTGACGTTTCCCATTCGCGATCTCCGGGGGGTGTGATATGGCAGAACAAATCCGCAAGGTTGTGCAGCTCAAGGATGCAGAGTACGGGGAGAAGGGCGCTGTCAAGGCCGTGTTCGCTACCCTCGGGGTGATCGACCACGACGGGGACATGATCCTCGCAGGCGCAATCGGCGAGCAGAAGGTCAGGATGTCCGCCTACGGGCACCGCTCCTGGTACGGCGAGCTCCCGGTGGGCAAAGGCCGCATCTACGAGAGCGGGGCCGACGCGATCTTTGAGGGCCAGTTCTTCCTCACGACCAACGCCGGTCGCGAGACCTACGAGACCGTCAAGGCCATGGGCGACCTCCAGGAGTGGAGCTTCGCCCTCCCCGAGATCGAGTCCGAGACGAGGACCGACAACGGGCAGGCATACCGGGCAATCAAGAAGGTTCGCGTCCCCGAGGTCTCTCCGGTGCTCTTGGGCGCCGGGGTGGACACGAGAACGCTGGATGTGAAGGGCGAGGCGCAGAAGCCGAAGGACATGAAGCTCATCGACCACGTCGAATGGCTGCTTGCACAGGCAACCGAGGTGGCAGAGAGGGTCAAGTCCGTGGCAGAGATGCGCGAAGAGCAGAACCGGCACCCCTCGCGCGAGACGCTCAAGCGTTCCGCCGCAGTTGCCGTCGCGCTCCAGGAGGTCGCTCGCGTGATCGACGACGTCCGGGCAAAGCACGACGTGCTGACGAGGGAGTTCCTCCGGTTCCAGGAAATGACCGCAACAGGAAGGAGATAGCACATGGCAGACAGTAAGCGCCTGGTGGAGAAGCGCCAGGAGTGCGACGCGAAGCACAAGAAGCTCATGAAGGTCTTCGAGGAGGCCGGCTCGGACCGCGACGTCTCGAAGATCAAGAGCCTCACCGGCGACGACGCCGCGAAGACGAACGAGATCGTCAAGATGAACGCCGAGCTCAAAGCCCTCGAGGCCGAGGTCGACGGCATCGTAAAGATGGAGGCGGCCGGAGACGAGGCGGATGTCCGGGAGAAGAATATCAAGGTGCCCGAGGACCGGCAGAAGTTCCCCGAGGCGAAGGACGCGCCGACCGATCTCGGGAAAGCGTTCGTCGAGAGCGCGACCTACAAGGCATTCCGCGGGAGCGGGCAGGGCAGGTCCGGGACCGCCGAAATCGGCATCCCCCTCAAGACAGTGCTGACCACAACCGGCTACGTGCCGGAGTCCCTGCGGACCGGGATCATGGTCCCCTACGTGCGCCGCGAGCCGAACATCCTGGACATCGTGCCTGTGGGGCCGACGAACCAACCCGCGGTCGTTTACATGGAAGAGACGACCAGGACCAACACGGCTGTCGAGCTCACGGAATCGACTGGCGTTCTCGTCGACGCAACCCTTGCGTGGACCGAGCGGAGCGCGACCGTACAGCTCGTCGGAGTGTCGCTCCCCGTGACCTCGCAGGCCCTGGAGGACGTGGACCAGCTCGCCTCCGTCATCAACCTCGAGCTGGCCTCGATGCTGCGTGAGCGGATGGACAGTCAGATCATCAACGGTACCGGCGTGGCGCCGTACCTCGGCGGTATCAACACCACGGCGCATGCGGCCGTGCAGACCATGGTGCACGCGGGCGAGAAGCTCGACACCCTGTACAACGCGCTCAAGAACGTGCGTGTCACCGGACGCAGCACGCCGAACGTCATCGTCATGCACCCGAACGACTGGGCGGAGATCCGGCTTCTGAAGACGGACGACGGGCTCTACAAGATGGGCAACCCGACCGACCGCGGCCTTGAGCAGGTCTGGGGCGTGCCGGTCGTACAGTCCACCGCGATCACCGAGGGCTACGCCCTGACGGGCGCCTTCGATACGTGGTGCAAGCTCTGGGAGAAGCGTGGAATCCTCATCGAGATCACGGACACCCACAGCACGGACTTCGCGTACTTCAAGAACATGATCCGGGCAAGCACTCGCGTGGCCCTGACCGTGACTCGCCCGGTGGCGTTCTGCCTGGTGAGCGGGCTCTAAGCGTAGCCGGGGGCGTTCTGCCCCGGTAGCGGCGGGGGCCGGCTGACGGCCCCCCACGGAATGACAGGAGATACGAGATGGGCATTCCAGCATACGTTTACGGGTTTGAGACCAAGGACTACCACACGGAAACCGCGGCCACCAAGATCACCGAGACCTTCGACGGCAGGGACGGCGAGCGGCTGGCCCTGATCGACCTGAGCTTCCTCTGTGGGGCCAACGCGCAGACGGGGAGCTTCCTCTTCGCGAAGGACCACACCACCGCCGGCAGCTCCCGCAACACCGCCGCAGGCGCGACGCTCTCCGGGCAGAAGGACATCATCTGCACGGTCGCGCCGAAGTCGCCCGGCAACGCAGCCGCGGCGGCCGACGACATCATCGCGTTCCAACTCACGGACGGCACGTGGGAGTGGGACACCGTCGCCTCTTTGGCTGGCTCCACGATCACTTGCACGAACAACATCACGGGCGTGGACGCGGGCGCGGGCGGAACGGCCATCGCGGCCGGCGGCAAGGTTCTCATCCTGGGCGTGGTGGGCGACCTGGCCTACCAGCGGCTGTCCTTCCCGGCCTCCGTGACCACGGTCTACGGGGACGGGGACATCGTGCTCGTACACCCGTACTTCGGTGAGCCCTGGTACTTCGAGGCCGACAACGCCACAAGCGCGGGGTTCCTGCTCAACGTGGTGTGCGCGTACATCAACAAGTAGGCTGGACAGGAGATGAAGACGCTTGTACCGGCGGCGGACGACAAAGGCCACGGGGCCGAGCCTGGGCCCAACGGGCGAATCAAGCAGGCGCCGCCGCCGCCGGACAAGTCACGCCGGCTCGGACCGGACGAAACAAAAGGCAAGAGGAGATAGACCATGGGCGACGTACGAATCACTCCGCAGAAGATCCTCGACGAAGGGATCACCCCGGCCCTGACGGGCTCCCTGGCCGTGGCCGCGACGAGCGAGTACATCATCCGCAACACCGGGCGAATGTTCATCAACGTCAAGAAAGCTGGCGCGGGCGACTGTACCGTCATCATACAGACCCCGATCACGACCGCCGGCCTGGCCGTGGCCGAGCAGTCCGTTACCTGCGTGGCGACCTCGGGCGACGTTCTGATAGGACCGTTCCCGCCGAACGTCTACAACGACGCTGTCGGGGACATCACGGTCACATTCTCCGAGGTCACCGGCCTGACCGCGGGCGCGTTCGAGCTGTAGCAGCATGGCGCTCCTGACGGTTGACCAGATCAGGCAGCACGTCGAGACCGACCTCGTCGACGACGCCCTCACCAGGCTCGTCGACGATGCTGACGCCGAGATCATCCTCAAGGCCGGCGTGCTGGCCGAGCACACGGACCACCAGCACGGATGCCAGTACCGGTCCGACCTCTGGCTCTCCCGGCGGGCCTCCGAGATCACGGAGGTGGTCGAGGAGATCAGCGAGGCCGAGACGACGCTTGCCACTGATGACTACGTGCTGCGCCCCGGGGGCGTGAGGCTCGACCGGCGGTCGGACGGCACAAACCCTCGCACGACCTGGGCGCCCATCGTCAGCATCACGTACACGCCGGTGGCGGACACGGAGCGCCGGACGCGCGTGCTCATCGACCTCGTGCGGCTGGCTGTGCAGTACAACGCTCTGCGGAGCGAGAGCGCGGGGGACTACAGCGCGACCTCGGCGGACTACGAGGAGGAGCGGCGGCGCATCCTCTCACGGCTCGGGGGGGGGCTGTCATTCGCATGAGCGCACAACAAATCGGAGTGGTATTCGCGCACATCAAGGTCCGTGGGACGCGCGGATGGAAACGGTATCTCCTGCTGCTCATGGCCTTGGTGGCGGGCCGGCTCGTGCGGTTCCCGGTCACTGCGGAGATGCGTTTCCGATGAGCGCCAGAGGCCGCATGCATATGCGCACAACCGTGCAGCGCGACATGGCCACGACGGACGCCTACGGGCAGCCCGGGCCGAGCGACTGGCTCGCAATCGGCGACGTGGCGTGCTTCGCCTGGCAGGGCGGGGGACGCCGATCATCGGCTACCCCGCGGGTGATCGAGGCTGACGACGTAGGGATGCTGGTGCCGGCAGGGACGGACATCACGTCGGCCGACAGGATCTCCCACGTGTACGACCGCCGGGGGCGCGACGTGTTCGCGCTCCCGATGTACGTCGACGCGGTAATCCTGCGGGCGGATCACCTGGAGGTGAGGCTACGTGAGCACCGATAGCATCGTCGAGTGGAATGGCGACGCCCTCAAAGAGCTTACCGAGCTGGCGGCCCGGAGGGCCATGGACCGCGTCATGACGGACTGCGTGGTGATCGCCAAAGAGCTTGCCCCGCGCAAGTCTGCCGCGCTCCAGGGCTCGATACAGATGCGGCCGACCGTGCGGCAGGGTAGGGGGCTCGTCGGCTACTGGGGGAGCTTCGGGATCAACTACGCGATCTACCGGGAGCTCGGGACCGGGATCCACGGCGGCAAGGGGATGTATGAGATTCGCCCTCGGCGCCGGAAGGCGTTGTTCTGGCCGGGCGCCGAGTACCCCGTGAAGGTCGTGCACCATCCCGGCGTCCGGGCGAAGCCTTTCCTCCGGCCGGCGGCTGACACGGTGTACCCCGGGCTTCCGCAGTACATCCGTGAGGAGATGGGAACGTGACGGACATCCTGGCGGCCCTGCGAACGGTGATCCTCAACTCCCCCGACGTGACAGCCCTTGTCGGGACAAGGGTGTTCGCGGCGGAGCTGCCGAAGGCGGAGGCACAGAGCATGCCGAGGGCGGCCGTGGTGCTCGTGTACTCGGGGGGCTTCTCGACGACCCGCACGAGCCCCGTGGTGAGCCCGCGTGTGGACATCTACAGCTACGGCGAGACGTTCCACGCATCGGGGCAGGTTGACCGGGCAGTTTACGGCGCCCTCAAGGCGCTGAGCAGATACACGTCAGGCGACACGCTGATCCACAGTGTCAGTCTGGCCGGCGGACCCTTGCCGCTGCGTGACGGCGACGCGGGATGGCCGGTGCAGATGCGATCTGTGACGGTGACGGCCGACGAGCGAGAGACAGGATAGGAGGACGCAATGAGCGAACCATACGAGATCATCATATCGCCGGCGACGCTGTACCTGGCGCCAGTGGGCACAGCATTCCCGGATGTCGACACGACCCCGGCCGCCCCCTGGGTCACGCTCGGTGGACACGCGACGTTCGACATGGACGAATCGGGTGTCACGTTGACCAACGGCCAGACGCTGAACGTCAAGCGCACGCTCGGCTCGACCGGGCCCGCGAAGGTCACCCGGAGCGAGGAGAGCTTGACGGTCGCAGCGGTGATCGTGGACTTCACGGCCGAGCAGTATGCCAAGGTGATCAACGGCGTGACCGTGGTCGACACTGCGGCCGTCGTCGGGGTGCCTGGCTACCGGCGCATCACGCTCCACCAGGGCAGGGCAGTGACGCTCTACGCGCTGATCGTGCGTTTCGCGTCGCCCTACGGGGACAGCATGGCCTCGCAGTACTGCATCCCTGTGGTCTACCAGAGCGACAGCCCGGCGCCCGTGTTCAACAAGACGGACATGGCGAGCCTGAAGTGCACCTGGGACGCTCAGGAGGATCCGAACGCGGCCACGGAGGCCGAGCGGTTCGGCTACCTGGACGAGCAGGACGCGGACGCGCTGCCGTAGCATGAGCGAGAACAAGAAGGCTCCAGTGCTGGCGATCTCCACGGAAGTGGACCGCCAGCACGTTGACATCGACGGCAAGGATTACGCGCTCGCGACGGCCGAGGACATGACCCTCCGCGACCAGATGTGGCTCGGCCGCGCGGGCAAGCAGATCAAGGACTCGATGACCGGCTCTCCTATGGAGGAGATCACAGACGAGCAGCTTGGCGAGATCGAGGACCTCATGAACCGCGTGGTCAAGATGGCCCTCCCGAGCCTGCCGGACGAGGTGTTTGCCCGGCTCAGGGATCGGCACAAGATCGCGCTTGCGATGGCTTTCATGAGCGCCGCGGGCTTGGCGGGGGAGACGCGGCAGAGTGCGACCCCGTCCTCGCCCGACTCCAGCGATTCTACGGAGGACGCCGAGACGACTGGCTCGACCTCCCCGTTGCCTCCGTCAGAAGGTACGTCGAGCAAATAGCTCGGCTCTCGGCGGAGGAGTCCCTTGCGCGGGTGGCTGAGCACGCGATCGGCGCGGGGACGATGAAGGCGGAGGACCAGCGGCGCATGTTGGGCGAGTGGCGCAAGGCGGCCCGGGCACCGGCGCAGAAGCGGCAGACGATGAGCCGGGCGCAAACGCACGAGGCGTTGCGCTACATGGGCATCGGCGTGCGGGTGAAGAAGAAGAGGAAGCCTGATGGCGAGTAGCGGACAGTCACTCGGGACCGCGGTACTCACGCTCACGACGGACGCCAA